TTTCTGTAAAAAATTCTATTATCGGCATTGGCTTGAAAAACATCATAGGCAACATCAATAACATTATTATCTTGAGAATCAAGTGGTGTTGTTACAACTGGAATGCTTGCTGTTGATGCAGTGACTGATTGCCAAGCCTCTTCTTGTGAAAATAAAACAAGGTTTCTGCTATCAAATCCAGCAGCAGAAGGATTGCTTCCCGCAGAATAAATTCCAATTTCAGAAATTTCATATCTTTCCTGGCTGGGAAGTTCTGCTGTAAAGACTAGTTTATTTACTCCATCTTCATATACATATCCCCTGGAAGAAATTGGAACTCTAAACATCTCAAAATCTAAAAGTTCTTTGCCTTCATATGTATTAAAATTATGTGAATCTGCAGACCCCAATGGTTGTGGTCCAGAACCAAAAGCCATGTAGGATGCAAATGCTGGGGCAGTGCCCAAAAGGTACTTTGCAACAATCTCTTTGCCAGTGCTAGTTATCAAGACTAATCAACTCCTAATGTATCAGTATATATTGTACCACCTGTAAAAATTTCTATCTGAACTCTTTCATCGGGTTCATTATCTTTAGTCTCTATAACCAAATTTCCACTTGAATCCATGTAAACATTTGTACCGTTTGTGCTAGAATCTGTTGGAACATCTGGTATTCTAGCGAGAAGATTAATAGCAAAATTGAAAAAATAGACATCTGAAGTATCCTGAAGGGCTATAATCTTTTTAGGATCATATGTATTTTTAAAGTTTGAGATATTTGCAATAGGCTGATAGTCTATATTTTTAGTATTAACAAAATTTTTATTACTTAATATTAAGAGTTCGTGTCCAGCAACTTGTTCAAAAAATAAATTTGCAAGTTCTCCCTCTCCTATAGCGTTTATAACGTTTTCATCAAAATTAACATATTGAGGCGTTGCTATTTTAACAGAGGCTTTTGTCACTAAATTAGATGACTGTTGATTTGTTTGTGGAACTGGTGGTGTTGCAGCAGCAGTCATACCTTCTTGTTGTTGCCAATATTCCATTTTTATACCTCACTCAAGTAAACTGTCATAGATGGTCCACTATTATTTCTATTGTATTCAATATTATAAACTATAAATCTTGTATTTGTTGTTGCTACCATATCAACACCATCATTGTTTTTATAATCAATAGTAACAATATCTCCTAATTGAACTATTGGAGTTGCAAACATTTCAATCCCTACTGATTTTTTAGGTTGCATTAATTTACTAATTATCCATCCCATTAAATTTTCAGCATCGTCAGATGTTTGAATATAATCACTTTCAATAGAAAATTCATTTTTTCCATAAATAATTCTGCTATTTTTAATGGTGTTATATTTTTGTTCTTCAACAACAGGTGAATACACAATAGCATTTCCTTTAAGTTCTTGATCTGAAAAACTTGAAGTTTTCTTAAAATAATCATCAACAGTTAAGGTATTGGTATTATCTTGTGTAAATGCAATACCAACAATGTTTAAAAAGTTAAAAGATGTAGTTCCTAGGTCCAATAAGGAATCCGTTGAATTAAAAATTAAAAACTCTGCACCATAAGCATTTGACTGATAGTTTGAAATAGTAAAATCTTTTACTCTATCTTGTGGTTTTAATATCTGGGAGGATAACGCTGGATAGGCATTGTCAAATCTAACATTTAAATATGCACACTCTCTCATAATAGTTCCAAACTCATCATAAAAAATTTTATAATTTGGATTATTTCCAGGCCCAACACCAGATAAATATGTATCTTGTAAAACACCGCTTAGTGCATATTTTCTTAATGAGTCCTTAATGCTAATTGAGTTACCACTAAATACTTTACTAATTGGATCAGTTATAGTAGTTGCTCCATTAGTAGAATAGTTTGGTCCCATGGCAAGTAGATGTTCAAACATACACTTTGATCCACCACGAGTAAATAGTGCCGTATTATAACTTTTAGGAAGTGGATCTTTGTCATCAACTGTAGCAATTAAAACATTGTTTATATACAAATAAAACCTTCTGCTATTTTGACCTAAAGCATTATCTACATACTCTACTGCCAAATCATAAACTGTTGTGTATTTGTCTTCAAACTTTTTAGAAACACCAACAAAGTTTCCAGAGTCAGATAAAATATCTCCATTGCCACTCCACAAAAGTTCTGGTATTGCTTTAGTAGAACTTGAATCTTTTTTAATTTTATAAAATATAATATTTGCTTGTTCTTCAGTTCCACCATCTAAAGAAATAATTTCAAAATAATAACCGTTGTTATTTGCTGCATTAACTAATACACCAAGTCCTCCAGAATTACCAGATAGTTTAATTGGTTGGTTTGGAGAATCTGTTGGTATTTGATAATATATTGATCCATCTAATGGTATAAGTGTTTTATACGAATCATTATTTTCGTCTTGAATTTCTCCAACAGATCCACCAATAATTCTAATTCTTGTACCAAAATAATTATATCTATCTTGAAAACTTTTAGTAATAAGCGTAATAAAATTTGTTGGATTTGGATCAGTACTTGTAAAGTTTGGGCCCTTTAAGACAAGTGCTGATGATTGTATAACTCCCTTATGTTTTTGTGGATTAATAGTATTAGTTGTTAATATTTCATTTTCTGTCAAATTAGATTTGCCTAAATACTTTTTAACAACACTATTGGCTGTAGATTTTTTAGCCAAATCGTTATTTACGCCAGCAGAGCCAGTTGTTGTGCTTCCAGCAAAAGGACTTTCTCCAAAAAGATACTGTGATTCCATAACACAGCCTTTTCTATTGTCATAACTTACCCACTCTGGTAAAAGTCCAGCAGTATGATATGCAATTTGTGTTCCAAACTGTGCCCTTCCGCTTGATATTACTGCGCCCTCTTTCATTCTGCTAGTTCCAGAAACAAGTTCGTAGTATGGCTCAGAATATATTCTTACTCTGCCAGTATGATATATTTTTCCATTAAATGGCATATTTGATAAGTAATATTTGTATTCAGCATCATTGTTAATCCAAACATTTCCAGTTCCTGCAACATTATACTCAACAGCATCATATTTTATAACTTCACCATTTGCATAAAAATAACCTTGATATCTAACTAATAAATATGCACTTTCGCCAAAATCAGCAACATTGTTTTGAATAACTCCACCTTGAACGGTAGGTGGCAAATTGCTAAGATCTTTATTTAAAACAAGCGCAGCAAGACTATATCCTCCAGAACCATTACCAATTTTTGATTCTTTTGTATCTTGTATTTGCCATAACGCAGATGGTTTATATATCCAAGATTTGTCTTCAGAACTAATACTTGTTTCTTGTCCTAATTGACTATATATTTTATCAATATATCTTGTCTTATAAGTAATCTTTCCATCATTATATATTTTTTTATCTTGAGATGCCATACTAATAATATTGGCAAGTTTTTTCCCGCTAATAATTTTGTTTTGAATAATGTTGGCAGTGTTTTCAACAAGAGATGCGCTTCCTTGTCCAAGTTCTTCAGTCCAAAAGTTAGTATTATAAAACCCTGCGTCTAATTCTTCCTGACTAGTGCTTGTTGGACTTTCTCCATCATCTGTTAGGATCACAATTTCAGAAACTTTATCAGTTACTTTTGAACCTATCAATTCATAATTGATAGATCTTTCTGATGCACTAGGCATTAAATAGTCTTTACTCATAACCACAAAGTTATTGTATTCATCAAAAAACATTGCTGTTTGTGTTGATATTGCTAGATCATTTAATATTTGCGCTAAATTTTTATCTGGACTGACAAAAAAATATGGAATAACTGGCTCAATATCACTAACATTTCTTTTATAAATATAATTACTAAATCCAACATAATCAAGCAATAATGCAATAGCATAACTTAACGAAACATTGGTAATAAATAACTCTGGTGCTGGCATCGATTCAAAATAAAAATATAAATCTCTTAATTTAATAGAGATTGTTCCACCTGTTACATCTGCTTGAGGAAAACCTTCTGAGTATAAAGTTTTTATTGGAACTAAATAATCATATCCATAAACATTAATAATGTTTTCATAAAAAGTAAACTTAACATTTTTTCTAATATAGTTTGCAATTAAACTATTTGAATTTTCATTAAACGACTGATCTTCGTCAAAAATATTTATTGTTCCAGTTGAAGCAAGCAACTGCCCAATAGGAAGTGCACCAGAACCGAGATCTCCTAAAGATTTTGTAACATTATAAGAAACAACTCTGTCTGAAATATCAACATTAAGTCTAGGAGAAAACTCAATCAAATCAAATGACGAGTTAAATTTATTCATAGAATCTACAACTATTCTTATTCCCTTAATATATTCAAACTCTCTATATTTGATTTGACTTGTTTCTGGCTCTATATATGATGAAGGACTTGTCAAATTAGTTACAAAATGTTTTGTTTGATCTAGTGAGTCATCAGTCAGGAACCACGTATGCTCTGGAACAAACTGCTCATATTCATTAGACAAACTATTCCAAATATGATAGGTTCCTTTATCTGTAGAACTTGTAATAACCAAATATGAATAGCCATCAATTGATTTATTTGGTAATAAACTTTCTGATGTTAAAGTTTCTGCATGTATAAAACGTTCTTTGTATTTGTCTGGAACCTTTAGCCCATATGATAATTCTACGTACCCATCATCTGGAACAATTGGAGATCCGTCTGGTCTTGTTGATGAAAAATTAAAATCTTGAACAGTTACCCATTGATTTCCTTTTAATATTTGAATCTTCCATATAGTTGGAGTTGTTTTGTTTACGATACCATAAAAAGGATCTGCCAAAGTACTAACTGTAGATTGATACGGACCTAAATTAACACCACCAACATTGGTCTGCATTTTAACAATAACTCTGTTAGATGGAACATTATTTTTATAAACAACAAATGGGGCTGCATCATCTAAATAATATGATTGTCCTATAAGTCTATTTGATATACCTCGTTCTGTTGTATTAGCAGAAGAAGTAGATTCTTTTTCGGTTCTATAAGAGGTCCAGTATTTAAATTCATCATTTCTGTCTGGCATATAATATCTTGGCCTTTGTGTAAAAAAAGAACCTTGATTGTTTAATGCATCAGTAGTAAGTGACGGAACATATCTGCCTGGAATATAAGATGTTTTATTAATTCCTGATCTTGGTCTAAATGGCTTAATACAATCTTCTAAAGAATAATATAGTTTAAGTTGTTCTTTTGTTGCGGTATATAGTATTGGGTTGTCATCATCATCTACCCCACCATCTACTACAACATCAGCATCTGTTGCACCAGTATAAAATTGTCCGACATCATTTGCATCAAATGTTGACTGAATTGTTAAATATCTAGTATCACTGCTTTGTGGGCGATATCTATAGTTGCCCAACTTAAAAATATTGTCTGGCATATTCATATTCCACTCAGCAACTATTTTTGATTTTGACTGAATAGTTGGTGAATTTTGAAAATGATTTTTTAATGCTGTATTATTAAACATTACACTTCTTCCAAGGCAACAGAAATGTTCCAAAGATCGTGGTTATTTCTACCTCTTTTTATAACATCATAACTAAAGTCTGCAATATATACCTGCATAATTTCACTATAATTTGTTAAGTGTAAGAATGATGAATCATCTGTTCCAAAATTTTTATAATTATCATAAGACAAAAACATCCAAAATGGACCTTGGTGGTTTTCATACCAATCAAGTAATTCCACTCCACCAGCACCTGCATCTGCAGTATATTCATTTTGACCAACAAGGTCTGATACACCAGTTGAATTAAAATCTGCAACTCCTGAGTGTGCTCTTGATGGCAAATTGTCCCAGGACATAGATATTGTCATTTTATCTGCAATATGATGAGACCTCATATTACCATTAATCATTCTTTGTCTTTGTTCTATTCTTTGTGGTTTAAACTGTAATGAAGATCTATTGTGGTCTGATAAAATAAGAAATTGATTTGCTGGTTGTGCAGTTGTTGCCAAACTAGCATCAGCACCTATCTCTTGACCAATAGGAATGTATATGCCAGTGGTATCTAATGTTCCAGCATTTTCCGACCAGATTACAGCCTGTGGCCTTGTATATCTATTTCTACCTAAAATATATGCTGCTGTTGCCATTATCTACTACCCCTAATTCTTTGTGAGTCAATTTGTTTAATTTGATTAATAACAGTTCTTGCAATATCATTTGGATTTGCATTGCTATTTGACACATTGACGCTTAGGCTATAATTATACACTGAGTTACCTGGAAGTTCTCCATCATTAATCTTATTCATTACCCCTGTGCCAAGCATATCAACTGCTCTTTTTTGTATTACAAACTCTCCAGGAGTTAGCATCGCTGGCACAGTATCTGTTCCAGTTGCAAAACCACCCATTGCATATTTTGCTGGTACGATCATTCCTCCCTTGGCTTTTTTAAC